CCAAGCACTTGCGTACTGAGAATTGCGGTCATCTTGGTTCATCGCACCGTAAAGACGGTTAATGTGTGCTGGTAAAAATGCAGAAACTATTGGTTGATCTATAGCATATTTGCCAAGAGCATAACCCTTGATTGTATCTGCCGCACCTGGTGCGCCGAGGCCGCTAATAAGTTCTGTAATAACAGCAAAACTAACGCCGGATATTGGGCCAGAGAAGGTTGGTACTATAGAGTCTGGGTTCAAAGATGGTGTAAGCATTTTAACTTTAGCACCAAATTCCACAGGGAATGGAATCTTAAATTCTCTTTCAATACCTACTAGGCTAAGTGCATCCTGTACTGCATTGTAAACTGGTCCAATACCTGGATAAACAAAGTATGATTCGCCTTGGTCATCCTGTTGGATCCAACCAGAATGGGTAAATCCTTCGTAAGTTAAGGCTGCCTTTTGAATAGCCTCTGGGTTGTATCGAACTGTGCGATACATACGACGATAGAAGTCTTCAGTAGCACGATAAAACCGAGCAAAGTTACGTGACGAAAAGGCAAGTTGAGTACGAACTAATGGATTATCTACATATTGTAGAATTTGATTTGTAGCCCGTTCTTCAACAACAGTAGCAAGTGCTTTTTTAGCACGTTCTGTTGCGATAGCAACACCAGTAGTATTTTCTGGGTTAATACCCTTTATGTAAGATTCAATCCACTTACCTTCAAATCCAGACTCACGCATTTGCTTGCGTATCTGTAGCATTTCCTGAAGGACTATTGGTTGACGAGACATACGAGCGTTAGCCAAACCAAGGAATGTCCAACCTTGGGTCATAAGCGATGATGTAATCTGATCCAAAGGAACTGCTGGAACCAAAGTAGGTCCTACGAAGGCTGCAGGGATATCATTAGGGTTTGTAGGTAGATCATCCATTGAAAGACGTCCACTAACTATCCAGTTTCCGTTGTTATCTAAAGTACGAATCTTATCAAGTAGTTCTAGATTGATTGCATTATTGCCACTCTTAGTGAAAAGTTCTTCAGTTCGGCTAAATGTTAAGCGCAAAAGTTGTTCGGAGTCCATCTGCGTTGATGCACGAGCATCTGCAACAAATTTCTGTCCTTTTTTAGTCTTTAACCATTGACGAGCACTAGCAAGATACGCTGCTTGATTGTCTAAATTTGCTACAGCAATAGTGCCAAGTTCATCATTAGCAAAGTAACCTATACGCATTAACCAACCGTACATTGATCCTTCATCTTGAGGATCAAGAGCCTTTACTGAGTAGGTTCTTTCGCCTTTAGCACGAACCAAAGCGGTAGGTGATGGAGCAATCTCAAGTGCGTGTACTCGTACACCAGTTTGCTTTACAAGATTAGTAGCGCGAGTAATGTAATCATTACCGGTGACAAAGTTTAATCCACCTTCAGATGCAATAGCAAGAGAATTTTCTATATCGCCATATTTGATCTGCTCAGCAAGTAATTCGATTTCTACTTTATTCATATCAGGCAAGTTAAGTGCTGCACGAAAACGGTTTATGCGTCCTTCAGAAAGGGATCGAGCAAAGATTTCACGAGCCTGGGTAGTTATACCGCCTGCTAAATCTTTATTAATTATCTGTATTTGTGCTAATTTAGCACTATACTCAGGAGTATCTTTTGAAAGAGCGCCTAACTCATTTTTAAGAATAACAAGTGAGTTTTTGCCTTCTTCAAATTTATTTGAAAGATCAGTAAGTTCTTTTGTGTATCTGTCAACATCTTTACGGTTAACAATACGCATAACAGAACCTAACGGATTATCTGACCAACTCTTTACTCCTTCTACTTTCTTAACTGCTTGAAGGTAAGTATTGATACGGGTTGATAATACTCGGGTCTTAGCAAGACCCCAAGGTGATTGTCCGATTGCAAGATTAACCATTAGGTCTTCTCCAGCATTACGCAAGGCGTAACGTGGACCGGCAAGTGTTAAGAATGACCAAGCGCTAGTCATCTTACTTGCTAGATCTCCATTAGCAACGCCAATCATTTTTTGGAATAATCCATTACGAGCTGCTGCGCGATCTAGATCAACTAAAGTTGGAACTGCTACAAAGTTATTAAAATCAGATGGCAAAGAACCCATTTCAGGAAAAGCATCATCGGACTTATTTATAGAATGAATACTCTTTACCTTACCAGTCATCTGACGCACAAGCGCCTGACCTGGTAGATTTGTATTAAGGCCACGAAGTTCTGAGATAGTTGACCATAGGCCGTAGTAAACTTCTTTTTTCTTACCAGTTTCTTCGATTGCATCAAATGCTTCTGCTAAAAGTTTAGATTCTCTGCGTGGCATTACCATTATAGCAAGACGATAAATCTTATTAGAAGCATCTGTTGCTGTTACATCAAAGAAATCATCTTTGAACATAGGAGCAAGCGTAAGAGATGCCTTGGCTCGATCAATTCTAAATTGAAGATACTCAGTTGAAAAACGAGCAATACCCTTAAATTTAGTTGCTTGCGTTACTTTGTCAATAATAACTTTTTGGCCATTAATAACAGTTTCAGCAATGCCATCAGCAGTAGTATTGCCACCGAACCACATATCATCAACAAGACGTGGACCTACAGCATCAAGGTTAAATATTTTACGACCAGTGGTTACTGCTGCAATGCGTGCCTGACGCATTGGATCCATACGAGGAATGATAACTCGCTTGCGACCAATCTGACCCTTGAGCATTTCATCAAGTTGTTTGGTGTTTTCAAAAAATGCTTGCGCTGTTTTAGCGTTTGTTACTGGCACATCAGCCTTTTGTAGCGACTTAATAACTGCGGGTCCAAGTTCTGGGGCTAAAGTCTGTAAGTCTTTCTTTGCCTGAGCAATAGCAATAGGTTCTTTTTTAGCCTGAGCCTTAGATAGTTCATCTAATTTAGTTCCATATTGGTTCCAAAAATTAACAACTGACGGCTTTGAAAATACTTCCCCAACAGCATTTTTTCCGACAACTACATCAAGAGCATATTTACCTACATCATAACCACGCTTGGCTTTACCAGCGACAAGCAATGGATCAGCAATAATTCTATAGGCTGCATCTACCGTACCTGAGATAGCCTTGTAGAAAAATCCAGAACCTTCTAGTTGGCTTGGCAATACTAAGTTAGCAACAAATCTACCTGGTGAATACTTGGATGCTTGGACTGCGTCAAGAGTATCTTGAAATAATCCTCGCGCTGCTTCTACTTTGCCACTTTCTATGCCGGGGATAACTTTATTAGTTGGATCCGCAAGCATTAAATATTTTCTTTGCTCTGGTGTAGCAGTCTTTAAGATTACTTCTGGCTTTTCACCAGATGCGATACGCACTGCAACATCTACTGCATCTTGACCAAACTTAGTTTGAGCATCAAGGATGCGCGTAGGGCTAAATACTTTATCGCCTTTATCGTTAGCAATATTCCAAGCTGATCCAAGATCAACACCTTGATCTACAGCAATAGCACCAGTTCGGTAAGCACGTGTACTGAAATCTGATACATTTCCAAGTCCAGCAAGAGTCTTTCCACCTGCGTATCCAATGCCTCTACCAACAGCGCCTAGCGTGTAGTACCAAGCAGTTCCAAAGGCACCACGATTTGGTTTTACGGTTGGATCTTCATTGCCAAAGTTCTTTTGCAGATCTGCTTGTTGAGCAGGTGTATATTTTGAGTACTTAGCGTTTGCTACATCGCTTGGAAGATTAGAAAGTTCCTTATGGATAGAAAGAGCTTTATTAAAGTCTTCGACTTTCTTTTGTTCCTGTGGAGATAATCCTGCTGCAAAGGCTGCTGCTTTTAAGTTGTCAGCCATTAATTACCCCGTGATAGTGCATCCTGATACAAAATTGCTATTTCACCAGTAGTATCAAATGGAAGCATTTTTGCTAAGGTATCAGATAACTTTTCGCTAGACTTAGCCATCATTAGTGCAGATGATCCTGGGCCTTCACCCATATCAATACCAGAAGTAATTGGTTCTTCAGGACGTTGTGTTGGTGCATATAATTCTGTTACTGGTTGTGGTCGAACATTTGGTGTTGCAGCAAGCGGAGCGCCGGACTGAATAGCGGCTGTCTCTACGCCTTCGCCATAATACTGTGATGGCATTTCTAATTTGTCTGTACGTGTGGAGTACTTTCCCGGACCGGCAGGGCCAGCAAGTGGATTCATTGGTGCTGTAGTCACTTGTCTTCCCCTAACGTTTCTAAGTCTTGTGCCATTGCTTCCCACGCTTGGGAAGTCTCGGTCTTACGGTTTGCGTGATAAATAGATAATTCAAATAATTCTGCACTGAGTGTTTCAAATGTTTGCATTAAGTTATGAAAGAAACCTGCAAGGATTACTAAGAAATCAGAACGGTGTACTGGACGTGGTATTTTATTGTTACTCATAGCCCAGTACACCTTCCCAAATAATAATTAACCCTTTTTGACTGCTGTGCCTTTACGACCTTTAGCCATCATTCCGAAAAACACCTTGCCACCTGCTGGCTTAGAGGTATCCTTCTTGCCTTCGATTGGCGCTGACATTGGCGCCTTAGCGCGTGATCCTTTGTTCATATTTACACCTCCCCTGCTTATGCTGCGCCGGTGATGCCGGCTAGTAGTTGTGCTATATCTGGACGTTGACCAGCAGCAGGGGCCGAACCAGCTTGTGTTTGTGGAGGTTGCTGCGAGGCAGGGGCGGGGGCCGCACCTGCTGCTGGAATCTGTTGCTCCATACCTGGTGCCATAGGTGGCATCGCTGGGGTTGGAGCTGGTGTTGGTTCTGGCATAAATGCTTTTTCGATAACGTTCTCTAACGCTTGCCCCTTTTGGCGGCCTTGGATAACAGATGCGATACGCCCGATAATCTGTGAAGGGTCTTGGCCTTGCGCTGCGAGAGCAGGTATTGCCTGTGCATACTGAGCAACAGCAACACGCAAAGAATCGCGCATCTCTTCAATGTCAACACGTTGTTCCTCCTGTGTAACGTTAAGATCCATTGGGATCTCACGACGTACATAGTCACGCGATACGAGT